CCAGTTCCAATTGGTGAATCGCCAAATAAGAAGGCTCTTTCCTTTTGAATCTTATGTTCTTGTGATTTTTGTAAACGTAGTCTAGCTAACTCAGAAGACTCACCACGAAGTGCTGCTGCCTCAAGGGTACCAGTAATTTGAAGTGGAGTTTTAAATATCTGAGTAGTGTTATAAACAACCTTAAGTTCGTCTGACCATGCTTCAGGAGCTTCCGTTCCTTCACCATGAGCATTACCAACTACAATAAAGACATCATTGTCTTGAGCATCTAGAGCATCTGCGCCAATGTTTTTAAACTTTAAAGTACTTGAAGAAGATGCTTCTGTAATAAGAGCATGTCCTCTTAATGTTGTTTTATTTACATCCCAAACTTCGCACTCAAGACCGACATAAGAGCTATCTACTGCTGAAGCTAGTCCTACAAAACCGTCAACTGCAGTTGCTGCACTTTCAGCTTTTGAATCTACTGATGCTGGATCAGTATTGCCTGTATTAACTTGAAACTCTTGTTTGTTCCATGGGTTACGATGTTCGAACATTTTAAAAGTGGGATCATTAGGTGTTCTCTGTTCCTGATTAGCCACAACCGTTGTAAACGGGGTTACATCAGTCCAAAGTTCTTTTACGACTTGTGGGCTGATGTAAAAATCTCGCCGATCAGTATATAAGACACCTGAGCCACTTAGGTTTTTTCCTGTTGCCATTTTACTATTTCCTTAGTTTACTCTGTTGTAATAAGGCTGCATTAAACATATCTTGTTCATTCATTGGAGCTTGAGTAGTTCCTGTTTCCACTGATGGAGTTCTAGGAACTGATAAAGCTTGTTGTGTTTGAGCATATTGTTGTTTCTTCTGTTCAGCACTTATTTGATTAGGTGTTGGAGCATTCTGTATATCAAATAGCTTAGCCAATACATCAAGAGTAACGTTATTAGGATTTGTAGCCCAGCCAATAAAATCAGCTGCTTTCATATCATCCCATCCATAAGAACTTTTTACAGAGTTATATGCATCATTCATCATTGATTTTTCTTGTTGCCTAGCCATCATTTGTTCTTGCTGCGCAACACGTGCATACTCTATGTTCTTAAGATAATCATATCGTTGGTCTTGGTATTGTTCTTTAGCCATTCTATATCTAAAAGAATCGCTCTCTGGATCGTTATAGGCATCTACTTCACTGTAGTTCATCGGTCTTTCTGGTGGCGTAGGCTCCTTCAACGAATCATCCTGTGGCTGTGGTTGGGTTTCGTTGGAGATTGGAGCTTGTTGCATAGAATTAACAGCCTTTTTATATAAATCAAGTTCAGCTGCCATGCTTTGTGCTTCATTCTTAGCCTTATCAGCCTGTGATTGCCAATATGCCATTCTATTCGGATCCTCTTTTGCAGATACATCTTGTTCAGCAACCGAGCTGCCCTGCTCAGTTTGAACTTCTTGTGGAGTTTCCCCCATAGGTGCTTGGGTAATTGAAGGTTCGAGAGGTAAGGTATCTGCTACAGGTTCTGGTGCAGGTGCATCAAATACATCTACTCCTTGACCTTGACTCACTTCTTGAACTTCAGCATTACTCTGTGTTTCCATTATTCCTCCAATGGTATTATTTCATCGTTTGTAGCTTCTTGCTCAGCAACGACATTTTTTATTTTCTTAAGCTCATCATCTGACCTAGCACTATATAGCTTAGATGCCATATCGGCTCTATTAGCTGATTGCTCTAGGTCTGTTTTGAACTTTTCTATTTCAACTCGCTGACGTGCATGAACGAGTTCACGTCTAGCAGTCTGCAAGTCTCCTTGCAAGTCTTTAATTGTAGCATCTTGTGATTGTACTTGACTCATTAGTTTGCTCATCTTAGAAGATCTATTCATAACATCTTCTACATTAGCTATCTCTGTTTGTTTAAGTACTTCAATCTGATCTATAATTCCAGACTTGTACAATTCCATATAATACTCAAAACGAGCATATCTATTAGATGGAAGTGTAGAGCCAGAAACTACTATTACATCATATTTTCCAACTGTTACATCGTTTAACTTACCTAAGAACTCACCACTAATTTGGTCGTACACAGGTTCGTTTATTGTTACTTCTTTTGGTTTATGATTTGGTTGTAGTAGTCTCATGACTTTCATTGTTGTGTAAGTGTATTGTATAAACTGTACAACAATTTTTGCAACTTGATTGACACATTCTTCTATGTCATCACGTTTTGACTTAATTCTTCTTTGTCCATATTCATCAATTGCAAGAGTACCCTTGTATGTTTGTGGAGTTGCATTAGGATCGCCTTGCATCATTGCATAAATACCAAGTATACGCTCTATGTCTGCTTTTGCATCTGCCTCATTTTTATATAACTCATTAGGCAATGGTATAGGACCAGCTACAATAGGTGTTCCTAGTTCTGGATCAAATTCAATAACAGCTGTACCAGCTCGCGCCCATTCTTCCTCCAACTGTTTTTTATTCATAGAACCACGAGGAATAAGGAGCTTGACATTAGTAGAGGAGGAAGCATGAGCTACGATTAAGGAGCGTATTTTATTAATATAAGACTGGAGTCCCTTCACAAGTCTTACATCGCTAGTGGGATACGGATTTCTATTATGGCCATTCATCATAGTTACAATAGGATAATCCTCAAGCGGAAGTACGTTAATAAACAATAGCTGTCCGCCTACGCTAACTGTTTGTTTAATTCTTTTTAATTCTATTTCATTATATAGAATATTACCTGTATCAATTAAATCTTGAAAAGTTACACGAGTAAGTATAGTTGTGCTTCCTTCTAACCCAGCTTCAGTTTCTTCTCCCTGCATCATAACTTGTTCTTGTGTCATAGGATTAATTGCTAAATGGAATACATTACCAAATTCTTTTTCTATGCTTTCGTATTTTGCAACTTCATTGTCATCTGTAATAATACGTTCATTCTCTTGATTAAATACTTTATAAGCAGGTTTAGCTGCATAATCTTGATAGTCTTGTGGTTCTAATATCTTTTCATCGTTTAAATAAGGATCGAATACTCTAAAGTGTGGTACTGTTATTTTTTCATATCTATCAATTAATTCTAATTCCCTATCATCGCCAGAATTAATTCGCTGGGCATCTATATCTTGTTTGCTAATAATCTGGCTTTCAAGCCCTGTTCTGATAGAATCTGTCTGAGGAGCAACAGTTACTTCAGTAGCAGTTTTGATTATTTCTTCTAAATCTGGATACATTGATAGTAAATGTTTCTCAGAATAGAGTTTAGATACAATAATTGAAGACGCATCTCTGGAGAATGCATCTTGGGATGAGGGATCTATGTATACATCAAGTGGATCAATCGCCTTGACAAAGATATCACCTTTACCAAAATCAGCTAACGGGTCATGGTGTACCATAAAGCACCCCATACCTTTGACATAATAATCATCAATAGCTAATTTAAGTTCGGTGTTTCCCTTAGAGTTTTCCCATACCCAGCTCATTAAATCAGAAAATATTTGTCCAGTTTCAACATCGCTGCCTTCTCTACCAGTAGACTGGAAACGTGGAGAGTTTGCTGTAAGCATAGCTTTTGCTTGCTCAACAGCAGGATATATAACATTTACAACTAGGGGTTCTTGCGCTCTTTGACGCAGACTATCTATTTGGGATTTAGTCCACTGTGCGCCATTACGAAACTCGTTATCTTCAGCGGCTTGACTTGCCCATGAATCACGAACTGATGAATAATCTCTTAAGAGATCTTCCGATATTTTAACTTCTGGATGTTTCTCTGCCATAGTATTGATCCATGAAGTTAGACATAACTATACTACAAAAGTTTCAAGTAATTAACCAATCATCTGATTTTTTTGTAAATTTTCCTTGTATGTGATGATTATTTGATTTATGCATCTCATGATTTGGGGGATAATTATGTTTAGTTGCATAATATAACCCATCTAAAAGGTCGTCGTGTTTTCCCCTGGGAAACATTAATAGCTCATCTTTTAGCTCTGTCATGTCCTTCTGTATATGCATCTTCTTTTGTGCAAAGAATGGATGCATAGTCTCTAGTCTGGATGACTTACTTGAACGTGGAGATTCTTTTATTTCCAATCCTGGTATAAATAAACCTTCTTCATCTGCTCTTGTACGCAGGTAATCACGTAACATTTCCTGATAACCTACAGACTCTATACGTGTTTTAACTGGTTTGTACAATTTAAAGTAATCTATTATCTTATCTGCAAGATCCATAGGCTTACATCGTTTGCGAAAGTAAGGCAGTACATATTTATTATTCTTCTCGTCCACAGCTACTGACACTATAGTTGAGTAGTCTGCATGTTTTTTGATTGAACTAGCTGGATCTACACCCATGAAGATATTCACAGGTACTGTCTTACCTGACGCAAATTCTATAAACGATTCATTATCTACCCATGTAATGTTCCCATCATATGTTTGTAGATATTCTTCTTTAAACATTTGTTCTTCATCACCTATTATCTCACATTGGTATTCACGATAAAACGAAGATACCCTGCCAATAGACTCTAATGAACGCTTTTCAGCTTCTAATTTTTCTTTTGACCACATTTCTTTCCATAACGCAGTGCCATTATCTTGTAATGCTTTGTATCTGCGTGATGTCCACCCATCTGTTTGTGTCAATGTTTCTACCATACAACGTTGGTGCTGCGGTGTTCCAATAACTGCAAGCCTTCCACGTTTAGCATCTAATGCAGGTATCATAGATTGTAGTAACCACTTAAGATTGTACTCCATAGCTTCTGATGTTTTGGTATTAATCATATCTTCTGGATCATCTAAGATGACTAAAGTAGGTCTTTGATTGCCATGTTTTAGTCCAACAACCTGCTGCCCTGTTCCTCTACACATAATCATTGTATCATCTTTTAAAACAATCTCTGTTCTTGCCCATGTACGTGCAGAATGCTGTCCCCAGTAACCATAAACACTACGTAGCTCTGCACTATACTCTAATGCATTTTTAATAGTTTGTAATAACCTAACTGCGTGTCCTTCTGTTTTAGAAGACAATACAATAAACTTAGTACCTTTTTCTGTTAGTATATGCCATATAGGGAATACACAAGCTACT